GTTGTTCTTTTAACTGGCTTTTGTCCCAGTACTTTGGATTTTTGCTGTTCAGCTTTTTTCTTTTTGTCATATTCTTCTATGTTTTTTAATAGTTTTTCGTCTTGATCTTCGCGCTTTTTAAATATCGCTTTCATTAGTGGGTGTACCATATTATTTTATTTTATATTACATTATATCTTTGTCCGTTAACAATTACTTTTACTTCTGGTGTAGTATTTTCTACTACAGCATTTTTAATATCATCTTCGTATTTCCATTTAGCTACAAACTCACCATTTGATAGTTTGTTAGCATAACCTATGTAATAGTTTTTGAGACAAAAGCTTATTAAGTATGCTAATCTATCTTGCTCATTAGGTATTAGCTTGCAAGTACGAGTAGTATATTCTCTGTACGTACCATCTTCAAATGGACCATAGTGTTTTATTTCACTTTCAACTCTTTTGTTTAGTTGCCAACTTGGGCAATAGCCACCTGCTTTAGTACGTCTGACATAGCCGCTAGCAAAACTTGCAACGTGTATAGCACCGCCATACTGACATTTTACTGGTAACTTAAATTCACGTGTACCATTTTTCTTTTGTGTTGATGTTGTAACTTCTTGAATATCAAGGAATTGTAACATTCTTTCTATTTCTACTGGGTTGTTGTACATTTTTCTCATCGTTTTGCAATTTTATCAAAGATATAAGTATATCCTCTGTAGTTAAACCATTCGCTTATGCCTTCTTTCTCGTTGAACTCGATACAACCGAAGTTAGCTGGTAGCTCACATATAGTATATGGCTTGTAGATTAATCTGTTTAGTTGTACGTAGTCGTTTTTTAGATGTTTGATTTTGTTCATATTATATATTTTATTTGATTATATTATCCATTAGTGATCGTATTTATTTTGTAAATTAACCGAGCATTGTACCATAACCTTTTCTACGTGTAAGTTTGGCTATTTTTTTAGCGTCTTCACTAGACATTATTTGTATACTATTACCTGTTTTGTGGTTGATTACTGGAGCGCAACCATACGCTTCGACTGAAGAACAGTTGACACATACTCTGAAACCTAATCTTACTCGGCCTTCTGGTATTACATTGTTACATTTACATTTCATATTGTGTTATTTATATATATTATCCATTACTGTTCGTATTCAGTTTGTAATTCTCTGTACATCCACATTACTATTGCAGCTATTATTACCCATCCTGCCATTAGTTACAAGGTATTAAGAATCTTGGTTTACCAACTGACACTTTAATTGTACCTGGTGGAGAAAAATATACGTAATCTTTACTATTTAATACTTGCATATTTGTACTACCATCAAAGAAAGTTATTATAACTTTTCTTATTCTACTCTTTTTGTCATAAAAGTGTAAACATAATACATCACCATAGTTTACATTTACGTCATAGTATCTACTTGTGTGTAAATCTCGACTTGTAATTTCATTTGTGTAGTAGTTAAACTCTAACACTTCTTTCTTGTGAAACATAGTACAAGTCGTATCTTGCGCTTTAGTTGACAACATTGCCACTACCAACCCTACTGTTATTGTTATTTTCTTCATATTTATTAGTTTATTTCATCACAGTTTTCACATTCTAACTGAGCGTGGTATTGCTCTTGACTCATTTCTACATTTCCGTACGCGGGACAAGGTATATAATTTCCTGTTCCACAACTTGACATTAGTATTATTGTTAATACAGTTAACACTATTATTTCTGCTACGTTTTTTTCTACTACTTTACTCATATTATTTATTTTAGTTATTGTTTTCTTCTAGTTTTATACAGTTTAGTATTGCTTTACTTAGTAATTCTTGCTTTACTTCTTTGTCAGTTAGTGGCTTTTCTTGTTGCCAAACTTCGTATACAAAGTCACAACACTCTTGTAGTTCTGTAAAGAAGTTACATTTTTCTCGGCCGTAGCTATCAGTTACATACACTTGATAATGAGTGTTGCCTTTGTACTTTGTTATATTATAGTTTCTTTTATTCATATTATTTACATTTATATTATCCAATACTAATCGTATTTGATTTGTGGTAGCGTGGGACTTGAACCCACTCGATTATTCGGCCGCCTTTCTACCATACTTGTTCGCATTTTTTATAAGTCGCTAAACAATGTGCAACTACGACTTTGCCCACTACTCGCTAATCCGCACTTCACGAGTAGTTACTACTGACATGTTACATTACTACTTAGTAGTTGATAGTTCTCTGCAGAAAGCTGGTACTGCATTTGAGTTAGTGTAACTTTTGTATTTAGCAAAACAATTCATTGCTTCAAATCTTTCTTTGTGAGTATTATATACTTCATCATGATTATAAGTAACTGTTTCTTGTTTTTTGTTTACGAAAGTAATTACTGTATTTTTACCGATTAATGACTTTCTGATTACGAATCTTTTTGTTGTTAAGTTTGACATAGTTATTTATTTAATTATTATTTAGTTATTTATATTATCCAGTTTGTATCGTATTTACATTGTAAAAGTATATTGTTTGTTTAGTATATAATTTTAGTTAGTATGTATTCCGCTGACTTTCTCATTGTGCAACTGTTATTTGTTTTAGTTGTTACATATATATTATCCAAATAATATCGTATTTAGTTTGTAAAATAGTAGTATGTCAATATGTCATGACAATTAGTCGTACAGTAAAAGGCAAAAACTTTTGACGTAACGTGTTGATAATGAGGGCCATGGGCTAAACAAAAAGCGTTTTTGTAACGGGCTGGGTATCAGGTAGGTAGGGGGCAACACAAACTCTATATATTTACAACGTAATTTTGTGACATTAGCCTATTAACAATAACTAGTAACAGGCAAGTGTCACACTTTTAACTACTTCACTTACTATGTGACTATAACTATATGAAGCAAATACTAGCAATACTACTTATAAGCACTAATTTACACGCATTTGAGCCAACTGACGTACAATTACACATCGGCGCAACGTACATAGTGTCGTCGGTTGCAACGTCTTACATGCTAAAACATACATGTAACAAGCAAAAATCTATCATGTTTGGTATAGGTGTAGGTTTGGGTGTTGGTATTATAAAAGAGCTAACAGATAAAAGGCCTCAACGTAGAGATCTTATAGGTAATATAGTAGGCTCTATAGCGGGATCTGTTATAGTTACAATACCATTTTAGTAAATAGTGAAATAAATATGTAATCATACGAAGTATGACACAGAAACTTACACCTACAGCCAAGCGACAAAAAGCACTTCGAGATAAACGTGCGGCTATGACAGATGATAGGCGTAAGAAAAAAGCAGAGAACCAACGCAAGAGACGTGCTGCTAAAAAATCTGGCAAAGATATTAAAGGTAAAGACTACGATCATAAAGATGGTAAGTTTAAATCCGTAAAAGCCAACCGTGGTAATGACGGTAAAGGCACTAAAAAAGAAAAATAATATGGAAAGAGAAGCTATAGGTTCAACATTTAAAATGAAAGCTGGTAAAGAAGGACCAATGAAGAAAAATTTCTCGTCAGCGTTTAAAGATAATGGCGATAAAGTACCTAAAAACTATTTTCTTAGAGAAATGAAATCTGCTAAAGGAGAAGCAGAAGCAAAAGCTCTAAAAGGTAAAGCGAGAATAGATGCATTTTCAAAAAGACATGGCGTAGAATACAAAATGGGTGTTAACACAGCTGGCACTGTTGAACAAGGACGTGGACAGAAAATGTTTGTTGATCCAAAAGGAAGATCTATAGAGATGAACGAAAGAAGATTTCTAGATAAATTATAAAAATAGGGAAAGACCCTATACCAAGTCAATTAACCAAAAAAACCAAATTATGACTTATTTATACTACAAGACTAGTACATTAACTAGCAATACTAAACCGAATGAAAAAACTATTAACCAGTGGACACATCTAGCTGATAAAGGTAACTGGAGAATCACACAATTACCTAACGGTTTTTATCAAACTGAAGTAAGTGATCCAGAAAATGATAAAAATTGGCACGATGTCACACGAAGAGAAACCTTAGAAGGCGCTGAAGCAGCAATTGATGGCAGCGTTGACCACTTCTCAAAGAAATTAGAGGCTACAAAAGGCCCAAAAGTAGTAAAAACATTCAAATAAGCAACAATTTAATTAAATTTAATCAAATATGGAATACAATCAGCCTAGCGAGATTGTCAAAGATATTAATTTTGGCAATGAAGCTAATAAAAAGGTAGTTGCTGGCGTTAAAAAGCTAGCAGAGGCAGTAAAATCAACCTTAGGAGCATCTGGAAAGTGTGTTATTTACGAAGACGCAAGAGGTTTACCGGTGATTACAAAAGACGGGGTAACTGTAGCAGAATCAGTTGTCTTATTTGATCCGGTTGAAAATATGGGTGCAACTCTTATTAAAGAAGCTGCTAGAAATACAGTGAGAGAGGCAGGTGACGGTACTACTACGGCTACCGTCCTTGCTGAATCTCTATTAAAAGAAGTAAATAATAGTAAAGAAACTATTAGAGAAATAAAAGACGGTGTAAAAACCGGTTTAAAAAAGGTAAATGATTACCTAGATAAGATTTCTGTCAAGATCGAGGGCGATATGCTGGAATCTGTTAGCTCAATAAGTTGCAATAATGATGCAGAGCTAGGAAAGATTATAGCAGAAGCTTATACTAAAGTAGGTAAAGATGGTGTGGTATTAATGGAAGAGTCTCCAACTGAAGAGACATACGTCGAAGTTGTTGACGGCGTGCAGATCGACTCAGGACTCACATCACCACATTTCATTACTGATAAGGACAAGCAGATATGTGAGCTTGACAACCCATTAGTATTAATAGTATCTTCAGAAATACCTAACATACGTAAGATACAAAAAGTATTAGAACACGTTATAAAGACTAAACGTCCATTACTTATTGTAGCACCAGTAGATCAGCAAGTTAAAGCTGCTTTGTGTATGAATAAGGTAAAAGGTAATATAAAAGTTAATATAGTTGACTTACCAGGCTTTGGTCCTACTAAAGATGATACTGTAGCGGATCTTGCTTTTTTAGTTGGCGCTAAAGTAATTAACGAACAATTAGGTGATGATCTTGATTTAATAGACATCGACTGTTTAGGTGAAGCATACTCTGCAATAACTGATGATAAAAACACAGTGTTGACTATTGAAACTCCAGAGGATGAGATGCAAGAAAGAATAGAGAGTATTAAGAAAACTATAGATAAATGGGATAAAAACCCGTTTATACAAAAGAAACATAGAGAAAGACTAGCAATGCTATCAGGATCAGTAGGTATGGTAAAAGTAGGCGCTGATTCTAAAGTTGAACTAAAAGAAAAGAAAGATAGAATAGAAGATGCAATATATGCTACCAAAGCTGCATTAAAAGAAGGTATTGTACCAGGCGGTGGTGTAGCACTACTAAACGCATCTCAAAAAATTTCGACCGACTGCGTCGGTGAAGAAATACTACTTAAAGCTATTACAGCTCCTTTTCACACTATACTAGCAAACGCTGGTTTAGAGCAGATAGAGCCAAGACCTACTAAAGGTTTAGGCGTAGATGTTATAACTGGTGAATCAGTTGATATGATTAAGTCTGGTATCATAGATCCAGTGCTTGTAACTAAGTCAGCACTTAAAAATGCAGTAAGTGTTGTAACTACTATAGTATCTGCAGATTGTGTAATTTCAAATATGAGAATGAATGAAAGCAATTAATACATATATAGTAGTAGATAAAATAAAGACAGAGCCTAAAAAGGTTGCTGGTCTTATAATGACAGATGATACTGATGTTGACAATAGGTATTTAAAAGCAAAAATAATATCATGTGGAAATCTTGTAGAAGGTTTAAAAGATGGAGATGTGATATATTATGATAAACATGCTGGACACGACATATCATGGCAAGATACTCTTTATAGAGTTATTCAAGACAGAGATGTCGTTTTAGTAGATTAACCCAATACCTAACACCTAGACCATAAACTTAACACAATTAACCTAATTATTAACTTAATACACTAAAAAACATGGAAAAATATTTGTATTTTAGAGTAGGAACAGCTACCGCTTCTGAAGATGATGAAGCTACGGGGTCGAACCTTTATCCTGTATCACACTTCTTAGGTGCTACTTCTGGTACTTCTGATGCTAATGGCGCAGTTACTGATGATGATGATGCTATATCATTATACTTAAAGCCTATTAGAAAAACACAGACTCAAGAAGATAATGCTGCTGATGCTGATCCGGATGTAATTGTATTAGCTTGTGCTCAGTACGGGCAAAGACAATTATTAAGAGATCTTATTGCAAAAATCAACGGAGGGCCGCATGATGATAATTTCATTACGCTTTTCGATGGTTACCTTGACAAGCCTGCTTCAGCACCAAAATCAGACATAGGTGCTACTGGTCTTACTATTGTAGCTGCACAAGCTGCTGCTGATTAATAGTCAATGAGACTAACCGCGCAGAATCTGCGTGAAACAAAATTAATTACTACGGACTTACATTTGTAAGTCTGTAGTAATTATTAAAAAATAAATAAAAAAGAAATTATGGAAAATAATAACGGTACAAAAATGTTATTTTTTAGAACAGAAGTTGATGAAGCTAGTGTTAATGGAATAGATAAACAATTATGTATTCCAGCAAAAAACCTTGTGTCAATGGCTCCTGCTAGTAATTCGCTTATAAAACTTCAGTTTTTAAGTGTAAAAAATAACCCTGGAACACATCCTGATCAATTGTTATACGACAAAGTTGTGTTAAACGTTGTTCAGGGTGATCTAAATGAGGTAATGGACGCTATAGTACAAAAAATTAATTCTAGTCCTCATAATAATGGTTTTTTAGTTATTGCTGATGATTGCGTTTTAACTGACTCTAGCGTTACAGCATTAAATGATCAACCTTTATCCGCAGAATATGTACACCCTAGTATTACTAGTTGTGGTGCTATAACAGTATCTGAAAAATTATTTAGAACTGATTTACCTGCTATTGGTACTGGTGGAGCTGCGCCTACAGTTGCCGCGGCTGGAACTTTACTTGTTAATACACATTATACTAATGCTGTAACAGCTGCAGCAGCGTTTGTTATACCTGATCCTGCTGGAGGTAAGGCTGGTGATTTTATTACTGTAACTTATATAGGTGATATTGCTGATGGAAACTTACACTCTTACACTGCAAGTTCTGATACTTCGTTTCAACTTGGCTCGATGATTAGAGTGATGCCACATAATGCAACTAGAATTGGATTTGTTGACGTTTCAATAACTGGTGACAATGTTGTTAAAATCACTGGTAAAACAGATGGAGATGGTGGTATTGGTACAACGTTAAGATTTGTTAATAAAACGGGTGATACCGATGGTTGGGCTGTAGACGTTGTAGTTCTTGGTCAAAGAACTTGCAATGTTGCTTCTGCAAACACAGTATTTGCTTAATAGCTAATTAAATTATAAATATTAAAAATAACAAAAAATGGAAAGATTTTTTTATTTTAGAGATGTACCTGATGAAGCTAATGATGTTAACGACGGGACTTCTGTTATGGTGCCCGTGAAAAACATTAGAGGTATTGCTCCTGCTAGCACTACTACTCTAGACGTTTGGTTTATAAGTGGTAAAAACGAAACACACGCTTCAAATGCTAGGCTTACAGTTACTCAAGGAAAGTTAAAGCAAGTTACAGAGCAAATTGTATCTGCTATGAACTCTGGACCAAGACAAGATGTTGTTACGGTTGTGTATGATGCTATGGTTACTACTCATGGAGCTTCTTCTATACAAGGTAATAATCAAACAGTACAAAGAAGACGTTTGTCAGGAGACATTACTGGTGTAACATTTACATCTCTATAGTATATTGAGACTAACTGCGCAAGATCTGCGTGAAATGAATATCCTTAAGTATTACAGACTCACTAGAAAGTGGGTTTGTAAAACTTACGGGTTAAAAGATGCAGATTTAGAATTATTAATTTATTTAGATTGTAAAAAAAGATTTACACGAAGGTTGGATAGATGTATGGAGACATAGAAACAGAACAACTATAATGTACTCTGTATTTAAAACCTCGTGGAAATGCTCTCAAATGATTAGTAGGATATATCGTATCCTATTAGGTGAGGAAGACTTACCTACTTCAGATAGAAGTGTATTTTATAAAAATAAATCATATACAGATAAAGTTTACAACAAGGCTATTGACGATATGATAAAAGATAAAGATAGATAATGGGATTTAAACTAGGTACAAATAGAGGTAACTATGCTGTAGGCGGTGAGCTTAAAACAAAATTACGTTTTGGCAAACAATCTGGAGAAGATGGTTCTGTACCTGGTACACCTGTTATTAGATTACCATTAGACGAAGGTATAATGGGTGAAGCAAATATGGATGGTACTATATATGTAAATCAAAATATAATACCTGGTAGTCATGAAGATCGTCAAGTTATAAATCATGAGATGCGACACGCTACAGATATGAAACTTGGCAAACTAGCTTATGACGACAATAGTGTAACATACAACGGAGAAGTTTTTCCAAGAGAAACAATTAACGGTAAAGATATGATCAAGGTCGATGGTATATGGAAAGAGGCTGGTGATCATGGTTTTCCTTGGGAAGATGATGCTAATAACGGAAAATATTAAATATGCCTGTATTAACAACAATAGGTGGTATACCTGTATATACAACAAGACAACAAGCTATAGCCTGGGGTAGAGCTAATGGCTTATCTGGATACCATATACACTATTATCAAGGGCAAAGAGGATATATGGGAGGTACAAATCACTCAACAGCAACTGGCTCGCCAGTTACTACTAATAGAATAATTGTTAACCGTATACAAACACCACGCCCAAGGACAGTGCCAGTAGCGCCAATAGTAACACGTACTATAACGCCACCAGTAACTCCACCTCCAACACGTGCAGTTGTAAGAGTTGCACCAGCACCAAGTAGTGGAAGTAGTAGTGGAGGTGGTTATTCTGGCGGAGGCGGTGGTTATTAAAATTAAATTATGAGTATATTAACAAACTTATTTTCTGGTGGAGCTGCAGATCTTGTAAAAGGTGTAGGTGGAGTTATAGATAACTTACATACATCTAAAGAAGAAAAGCTTGAAGCAGAGAGAAAAATAAAAGAATTAATTGCTAACTACGAAGTTGAAATGGAAAAAAACATTACATCTCGTTGGGAGGCAGATTTAAAGTCAGATTCATGGCTAAGTAAAAACGTTAGACCTATGGTTTTGATTTTTTTAATAGTATGCACCATGCTATTAATATTTATTGATGCTGGTGCAATAAAATTTAACGTAAAAGATTCTTATATAGATCTTTTGCAATTAGTATTAATAACTGTGATCGGCGCTTATTTTGGCGGTAGATCACTAGAAAAAGTAAAAAAATAAAATTATGCGAACACATTTTGATGTAACAGTAAAACCTACAATTGCGGCTGGCAAACAAGCAGGCGGTGCTTTCACCGCTGGAAATATTCTTTTTGATTGGACAGCGTTTGACGTTCCAAAAGGATCATCAAGATTGCTGAATGTAACGGCTTTGATAAGAGGTACAGACGGAGCAGACCAATCAGCTACTGGTGCAGATTTAGAACTTTTCTTTGCTAAAAGCATAGATGGAGTTGCTCCAATAACTTTAGGTGATTTACACGATCCTGTAGATACACCAGGTTGGTTTAACAATATAATTGGAATGCAGTATCTGGATTTCAGTGCAAATGCTATTGGTAGTAGTGATGATCTTGTTTTTATGCACTTAATGCAAATGGGTAATCGTGGTGGTGGTCCAGATTTAGTTTTAACAGGAGAACCTGATAGTGGAACTAATGTAGGTTTTGATACTATATATGTAGCTGGTATAGCGCAAGGTAATTATGATTTTCGTACAAATGTTATATGTGATGGTATACAACCAACAACACAAAACGTATTGACTGTTAAAACAGGTAGTGCTTTAAATACCTACGCAGTTGGAGATGTTATACATGATCAAGATGATAGATTGCTAGGTACTGTAGTAAGCATGGATGGCGCTACTCAAATGACAATGGCTGCTAATTTAGCTAACGCAACAGTTAACAATAAAGAAACACATAATTTAAATCCAATAACACTTAAATTTTCATTTGAAAAATAAAATAAATTAAATTAACTTAAATTAAATAAAATGGCAACAAGCAAAGTAAAAGGTACAAGTAAAAAAATTAAAGAACTTAAAGGTATTAAACCTGAAAAAATTACTGATGAGCAATTAACAAAAGTTCAAGACACAGTGAATGGAATTAATAGGGCTCAATTAGAAATAGGCTCTATGGAACTTAGAAAACACGAGATGATGCATAGTATTGCTAGCTTAAGAGATAATCTTACTGTTTTGCAAAAAGAGTTTGAAAAAGAATACGGTACTTTTGATATTAATATCCAAGATGGTACTATTAACTACGAGAAAGAAAATGGCGAAGTTAATAAGAAAGATTAGTATAGGTAAAGATTATAAAAACGATGCCATGCATTATGCAGTTGGTCAAGAGGTTTATGGTGGTCATATTATTTGTGATATTATAGAAGAAGAAGATAAATATTCTATTTATATTAGAAAAGCTAAAGACGTTTTACCTTGGAAAGACTTCAATAAAAACATGGCAGTATCTGTAGAATATAATCTAGAATACTAATGAAAAGCGTTTACAACTTTGTTGTTAAACCAAAAGGAGGAAGATACAATAACGCTAAAAAAATTGGTGATTCAGAATTAATACTTAATACTGAAATTTTTAATCACCAATACGTTAATAGACAAGCTGTTGTTGTTTCAACACCAATAGTTGGTGAAACAGACATTAAACCTGGAGATGAATTTATAGTTCACCATAACGTGTTTAGACGTTGGCACAATATGAAAGGTATAGAAAAGAATAGTAGAAGCTATTTTAATGAAGAAACATACTTAATATCTCCAGATCAAATATTTCTTTTAAAATATTGTGCTAGTTTTAATGATAACAAATGGCGCGCGCCTCATGGTTATTGTTTTGTAAAACCTTTAAAAGCTGTAAATGAGTTTAACATAGAGTCTGAAAGACCACTGCAAGGTGTTGTTAAATATTCAGATGGCACAGTAAACGTTGGTGACCTAGTTGGTTTTAAACCAAGTAGTGAGTATGAGTTTGTTATTGACGGTGAAAGACTATATAGAGTTTTATCTAATTTTATTACAATTAAATATGAATACCAAGGAGACGAAGAAGAGTATAATCCAGGCTGGGCGAAAAGCAGTTGATGAGCTGATAAAAGTAGCAGAAGAAAAGATTATTACAAACACTGAAGATGATGTATCAGCTGATAGATTAAAAAACGCAGCAGCCACTAAAAAGCTAGCTATATTCGATGCATTTGAAATACTTAACAGAATTCAAGAAGAAGAAAACTTGCTTGAGGGAAAAACACCTGAAGAGACAAAGAAAACGGCTTTTAAAGGATTCGCAGAGGGTAGATCTAAGTAATGTACGAGCAAAGTTTAGTTAAGACTATTGAGCCTATAAAAAAGACAACTATTAGTCGTCTTAATAAAGGTAAAAAATGGAAATACGGTTACAACAAAGAACACGATATAATCGTGTTGTCTCATACTGGTCAAATAGGTGAAATTATAGAAATACAAAATCTAGCTATAGCTTTACCTAAACCACCTAAAAATGTTTTTAAACACGATAAGAATAAATGGGTTAAATTTGATTATCCAAAAGAATTAAGTAGAATTAAAAATATATTTGATTGGAGAAGCTATCCTGAACAAAACAAAGAGCAGTGGTACGATTATATAGATGAAGAGTTCAAAAGAAGAGAAGAAGGTTTTTGGTTTGTTAATAATGGTAAACCAACATATATAGTAGGAACACACTATATGTATCTTCAGTGGAGCAAAATTGATGTAGGCGCTCCTGATTTTAGAGAAGCAAACAGATTGTTCTTTATATTCTGGGAGGCTTGCAAAGCTGATAAAAGATGTTATGGTATGTGCTACCTAAAGAACAGAAGATCAGGGTTTTCGTTTATGTCATCTGCAGAAACAGTTAATTTAGCTACTATATCGAGTGATAGTAGATATGGTATACTTTCTAAAACAGGTGCTGATGCTAAAAAAATGTTTACAGACAAAGTGGTTCCTATTAGTATTAATTATCCTTTTTTCTTTAAACCTATTCAAGATGGTATGGATCGTCCTAAAACTGAATTAGCGTATAGAGTACCAGCAAGTAAATTTACTCGTAAAAAAATAACTTCTAACGAGCAACTAGAAGAATTAGAAGGATTAGATACAACTATTGATTGGAAAAACACAGGTGACAATAGTTATGACGGTGAAAAATTAGCACTGTTAGTACATGATGAAAGTGGTAAATGGGAAAGACCTGATAATATATTAAACAACTGGCGTGTTACAAAGACATGTCTTAGATTAGGTAGTAGAATTATAGGTAAGTGTATGATGGGTTCAACTTCTAATGCGTTGGACAAAGGTGGAGATAACTTTAAAAAACTATATAATGCATCAGATGTCACTAAAAGAAATAGAAATGGTCAAACAAAGTCTGGTTTATACTCTTTGTTTATCCCAATGGAGTGGAACTACGAAGGATTTATTGACGAGCACGGAGTTCCAGTATTCACTACTCCTGACACAGATGTGTTTGCCCCAGACGGTGAATTAATAGACATAGGCGTAGTTGATCATTGGAACAATGAAGCTGAAGGATTAAAAGGTGATCAAGATGCTTTAAATGAGTTTTATCGCCAGTTTCCAAGAACTGAAGAACATGCGTTTAGAGATGAAACTAAAAACAGTATATTTAATCTTGTTAAAATATACGAACAAATAGATTACAACGAAGAAATGTCTAGAACTTTAGGCGTTACTATCGGTAATTTTCAATGGGTTAATGGTGTAAAAGATTCACAAGTAATATTCTACCCAGATCCAAAAGGTAGATTTAAAGTTAGCTGGGTTCCATCTCAGCAGTTACAAAATAGAGTGGTACTTAAAAATGGTATAAAATATCCTGGTAATGAACACATGGGAGCGTTTGGTTGCGACTCTTATGATATATCGGGAACCGTAGATGGAGAAGGCTCTAAAGGAGCATTACACGGCTTAACCAGGTTTAGTATGGAGGACGCTCCTGCGAATAGCTTCTTTTTAGAATACTTATCAAGACCACCTACGGCAGAAATATTCTTTGAAGATGTTTTAATGGCGCTAGTGTTTTATGGCATGCCAATACTTGCAGAGAATAATAAACCTAGACTTTTGTATTATTTAAGACGTAGAGGTTACAGAGGGTTTAGCATGAATCGTCCTGACAAAGTTTGGAATAAATTATCTGTAGCAGAAAAAGAAGTAGGTGGTATACCAAACTCAAGTGAAGATATAAAGCAAGCTCACGCGGCAGCAATTGAAATGTATATACAAGATCATGTTGGTGTGAGGCAAGATGGTAGTTTTGGAGATCTTTATTTTAATGAATTACTAAATGATTGGGCTAAGTTTGATATAAATAAAAGAACAAAGTTTGACGCAACAATAAGTAGTGGTCTAGCTATTATGGCGAACAATAGACATTTGTACGCACCAAACGTTAAGGTTGAAAAACAACCGCTAAACATAAACATTTCTAAGTATAGTAATACTGGAACTAATTCACAAATAATAAAATAAATATATGGCAGAGTCTGGCATAAAAAGTTATTTTCCTAGTCAAACCGTAAGCGACGCTGAAAAAATCAGCTATGACTATGGTTTAAGAGTGGGTAAAGCAATTGAACAAGAGTGGTTTAATCATGACAGAGGTTCTAATAGATACAGAACTAATCATAATGATTTTCATAAATTAAGATTGTACGCTAGGGGCGAGCAATCAATACAAAAATATAAGGATGAGTTATCTATAAACGGTGATTTGTCCTATCTTAATTTAGACTGGAAGCCTGTGCCAATTATACCTAAATTTGTTGATATAGTTGTAAACGGTATTGCAGAAAGAACTTACGATATAAAAGCTTATTCTCAAGATCCATTTGGTGTAGAGAAACGAACAAAATATATGGAGTCTATACTAGCTGACATGAGAACAAAAGAGCTAGATGCTTTTTCAAAAGAAGCTTTTGGAATATCTTTAGCTGAAAATGATGTTGAAACTTTACCTAATTCAAAAGAAGAGTTAGAGCTACATATGCAGTTAACATACAAACAAGCTATTGAGCTAGCTGAAGAACAAGCTTTAAAGGTTTTGTTTGATGGTAATAATTACGAGCTTACAAAGAAAAGATTTTATTATGATTTAACAGTGCTAGGTATAGGTGCTGTAAAGACTTCTTTTAATACTTCAGAAGGTGTAACTATAGACTATGTAGATCCAGCTAACCTAGTTTATTCTTATACAGATTCACCTAATTTTGATGATATATATTACGTAGGTGAAGTTAAAAATATTCCAGTAAACGAATTAGCTAAACAATTTCCACATTTAACAGAAGGTGATCTTCAAGATATAATGAAAAATAAAAGTTATAGTAGAAATAATTATAACTCAAGATATTCTTATGAAAAAGAAGATAACAATACTATTCAAGTTTTGTATTTTAATTATAAAACTTATATGAATGAAGTTTATAAAATAAAAGAAACTGGAACTGGCGCTGATAAAATTATACCTAAAGATGATAGCTTTAACCCACCACAGGATAAAGAAGGTGGTTATGGTAGGATGCTTAGGTCTATAGAATGTTTATATGACGGCGCTATGATACTTGGCACTAATAAATTACTTAAATGGGAGATGGCTAAAAACATGATGCGTCCTAAAAGTGATTTTACAAAAGTAAAAATGAATTACGCTATTGTAGCGCCTAGGATGTATGATGGTAAAATTGATTCACTAGTAAAACGTATAACTGGTTTTGCTGATATGATACAATTAACACATTTAAAGTTACAACAGGTGATGTCACGTATGGTTCCTGATGGTGTTTACTTAGACGCTGATGGTTTGGCTGAAGTTGACTTAGGCAATGGAACTAATTATAATCCACAAGAAGCTTTAAATATGTTCTTTCAAACTGGTAGTGTAATTGGTAGATCATTTACACAAGATGGTGACATGAATCCAGGTAAAGTACCTATTCAAGAAATAACATCTGGAAGTGGTGGTAATAAAATGCAAGCTCTTATTGGTAATTACAACTATTATTTACAGATGATAAGAGATGTAACTGGACTTAACGAAGCTAGAGACGGCAGCATGCCAGACAAAAATGCTTTAGTTGGTGTTCAGAAATTAGCAGCAGCTAATAGTAACACTGCAACAAGACATATACTACAGTCTGGCTTATTTTTAACGGCAGAAATAGCAGAGTGTTTGTCACTTAGAATATCTGATATTATAGAATATTCACCAACTAGAGATGCTTTTATACAAGCTATAGGAACTCATAATGTAGCCACGTTAAAAGAAATGTCTGAATTACATCTATATGATTTTGGTATATTTTTAGAATTAATGCCAGACGAAGAAGAACAAGCTATATTAGAAAACAATATTCAAATGGCTCTTCAACAACAAACAATAGAGCTAGAAGATGCTATTGATATTAGGGAAATACGTAATATAAAACTAGCTAATCAACTACTTAAAATACGTAGAAAAAAGAAAATGGACAAAGATCAAGCTGTTCAACAAAGCAATATGCAACAGCAAGCTCAATTAAATCAACAGTCTGCCCAAGCCGCTGCTCAAGCTGATGTTCAAAAAAATCAAGCGATAAATGCTAGCAAAGCTGATTTACTACAAGTAGAAGCATCAATAGAGGCTCAAAAAATGGAAAGAGAAGTTGCTTACAAAAAAGAACTCATGCAGCTAGAGTTTCAAATGAACATGCAACTTAAAGGAGTTGAAGTTGATGGTATGAAGCAAAGGGAAAAAGAAAAAGAAGATCGTAAAGACGAAAGAACAAAAATACAAGCTACACAGCAATCAGAAATGATTGAACAAAGAAATAGTAAAAAACCACCTAAAAACTTTGAGTCCTCAGGTAATGATATACTAGGAGGAGGATTTGATTTAGGTAGTTTTGAACCTAGATAAATTTATTAATTATTATTATATTATATTATGGAAGAAAACAAAGATCAAGTAGTCGAAGAGACTAAAAAAGATAATGTTACTAAAGTTAAGATCAAAGAAACAAAGCAAGACGATAACATTGTAAAAGTAGACTTAAATAAACCAATAAAACCAGAAGAGAAAAATGAAGAACCAAAAGAAAACGCAGAAGTTGAAGCAAGTACAACTGACGACAGCGGAGTGGTTGCAGAGCCTGAAAATGCCGAGCCCACAGAAAAACAAGAAGAAATACAACCGGAAGCTGAAACACAAGAAGCGCCAGTACTAGAAGAAATAACTGAAGATTCAACTAAAGAAGAAGTTGCTGAAGTAGAAGAACAAGTTGAAGAAGCTGTTGCTGAAGCAGAGGCTACTGGTAAACCGCTACCAGAAAATATACAAAAGTTAGTCGACTTTATGGAAGAAACTGGTGGTGATTTAAATGACTATGTTAGACTTAATCAAGATTATTCAAAGTTAGACAACCAAGATCTGCTTTATGAATACTACAAGCAAACAAAACCTCATTTAAACAACGAAGAAATTAATTTTCTTATGGAAGATCAATTTTCTTATGATGAAGAAGAGGATGATCAGAAAGACATAAGAAGAAAAAAATTAGCGTTAAAAGAGCAAGTTGCCAGCGCTAAAGCCCACTTAGACGGGCAAAAGTCTAAATACTATGAAGAAATAAAAGCTGGTTCAAAGCTTACGCCTGAACAACAAAAAGCTGTAGATTTCTTTAATAGATACAACAAAGAATCAGAAGTAAATAAAAAAGAAGCAGAAGCAAGTAAGTCTAATTTTTTAAATAAAACTAATAGTGTTTTTAACGACAAGTTCAAAGGTTTTGAATATAACGTCGGTGATAAAAAATATAGATTTAACGTTAACAATGCTCAAGAGGTTAAAGAAGCTCAAAGCGATATTAATAATTTTGTCAAAAAGTTTTTGAACGAAAAAAATCAAATGTCAGATGCAACGGGTTATCATAAGTCTCTATATACAGCAATGAATGCAGATGCTATTGCAAAGCATTTTTATGAACAAGGAAAAGCTGACGCTATGAAAAATAGTGTTGCTAAAGCCAAAAACGTTGATATGAATCCAAGACAAAGTCATGGTACAGTTGAAGCGGGTGGTATGAAGTTTAGAGTGTTAGGTGATAATTCTTCTGATTTTAAGTTTAAAATTAAAAACAAAAATAAATAACAATTTAAAATTAAAAAATTATGGCAATTACTGCAGGACCTAATTTGAATAGCGTGCCAGCTGCACAGCAAGCAACGCTATCTACAAATTATTTAGATTTTACGTCCGGTACAAATGACTGGGCGCAACAATATTTACCAGATCTTATGGAGGCAGAAGCTGAGGTTTTTGGAAACAGAACAATCTCAGGATTTCTTTCACAAGTAGGAGCTGAAGAGGCTATGACATCCGATCAGGTTGTTTGGTCTGAACAAGGTAGATTACACTTATCTTATAAAGGTAAGACAACATCTACTACAGTTGTTTTAATACAAGGTGACATCGACGACGCTAAGTTTAATCCTTCGGGTATTTCAACTGGTTTAACTGGTACTCACCACGGTATTAGAGTTAATGATACTGTTATTATAGCAAACTCTGTTGAGGTTGTTAAAGCTTTAGTAAAAAGTATATCTGGTGACTCAATCACTATTGATCCTTATGAAGCAACAGCAATTACTAACGCTACTGGAACAAGCGGTGATAAAGACTGTAGAATATTAGTTTATGGATCTGAGTTTGGTAAAGGTAAGACTTATGGAAACGTTGCTTCTGGTGCTAACACTTCAAGAGGTGCTAACGAGCCTGACTTTAAAAGTTTTTCTAACAAACCAGTTATCTTAAAAGATTACTACGAGGTATCAGGATCTGATGCATCTAGAATTGGATGGGTTGAAGTTACTGGTGAAGACGGGCAAAATGGTTACTTATGGTATTTAAAAGCTCAAGGTGATACTAGATCTAGATTTACTGACTATATTGAAATGGCAATGATTGAAGGTATCGAAGGTGTACCTGGTTCAAGTAACGCTGATGATCAAATCAACGGTGCTGGTAACAGTTTTGGTACACAAGGTTTATTTGCTGCTATAGAAGATAGAGGTAATTTAACTTCTGGTGTAACTGGTATTAGTTGTTCTACTGATTTAGCTGAGTTTGACGCAATACTTGCTGAGTTTGACAAGCAAGGTGCTATTGAAGAAAACATGATGTTCGTTAATAGAGCTACTAGCTTAGCAATAGACGACATGCTAGCATGTATGAATTCTTATGGTGCTGGTGGTACTTCTTATGGAGTATTTAACAACTCTGAAGATATGGCTTTAAACTTAGGTTTCTCTGGTTTCCGAAGAGGTTCTTATGACTTTTACAAGTCTGACTTTAGATACTTAAATGATTTAGCTACAAGAGGTGCGATCAACGAAATAAACGCTACGAGTGCTATTAGAGGAGTTATTATTCCTGCTGGTACTTCTTCAGTTTATGACCAAACTTTAGGTAAAAATCTTAAACGTCCTTTCTTACACGTGAGATATAGAGCTTCACAAACTGATGACCGAAGAATGAAAACTTGGGTTACTGGTTCTGTTGGTGCTGCTACATCTGC